CAANCCTCGATTGCTGGCTACCCGGCAAGCCCTACCGTTGCCGCCCAAGGCTGGGCAGACGCTATCGCCGCGCACGTGGGGGAAGGAATGAGCCCCCAGGGGGTGCCACCTACCCCGGCGAGCGTGACGGCTGGGAAGTCAGCCCTGGCATCGTCGATCGCGACGGCATTCCAGGCGGGCAGCGCGGCCGGTGCTGGCGCGGCAGTGGGCGCCGCGGTGGCGCTGTTCTACCAGGGCCTTCTCTTCACGGGAGCGACGCCCGGAACCGTGACCGGGGTACCCGGTGCGGCGGCGCTGTCCCCGGCGTTGTCGGCAGCTTTTAGCGACAACGCAGCCAACTCTGCGACCATGGCCCAATCAGCCGATAGCTTTGCAAATGCGATTCACGCTTGCACGCAAACGGTGATCGTCACCCACGTAGCCCCGTCGTTCGTCGTCGGACCCCTCACATGATGTCGAAACCCAGAAACACAGCAAAACGAGGACGCGCGTGATTGTAGGCGCGTACGGCCCCATCGTGTTTTCGGTGAGCGCCGACGTCGTACGGACGTTTCGGGGGGGCTCACGCAAGCGGGAGACCACGTTTGCCGTACACGAGCCGATTGGGCACGCTCCGCGGTTGGAGCCGACGAGCCCGGTGCTTGACCAGGTTGAGCTTGAAATCAACCTGGACCAGGACCTCGGGACGAGCCCGGCTCTTGAGCTGGTCGCCCTGGGAGAATTGATGGATTTGCAAATGACGTGGCCGCTGATCCTCGGCCCCATCCCAATGGGCGAGTACGTGTTGACGAAGATCAGCGAGGAGTGGCGGAGATTCACTCGCCACGGCGTGCTGGCGAAGGTGGCCGTGAATATAAGCCTACTGCAAGACACCGATGGACAATGGGCTGAGAGGATGCAACGTGCCGTCGGACTATGACGTAACCGCAACCCCGCTGGTGATCGACTGGACGCCGGCTACCGAGGAAGCGGAGATTTTGCAGAACGTGCGCTTCATTCTTGGCACCGTCGCCGGCAGTGCTCCACTTGCGCGTAGCATGGGGATCGGCATGGATGCAGTAGACGCCCCGGCCAGCAAGGCGCGCGCGCTTCTGATGACATCCGTCCTGCGAGCAATCCAGCGCAACGAACCGAGGGCACGAGTGACGGAGCTCTACCTTGAGGACAACGGCGCGCTGGGTGGCCAGTTCACCCCGAGAGTGAGGATAGCAATTTGACGACACCGAGTGGCCTGCCTGATCTGACCTTCGTCGAGCGCGACGCCGCGGTCATAGAAGCGAACATGCTCACGCAGATTGAAACCGCGCTGGGCACCACGCTGGCCCTCGGCGACCCGCGACGCTCGCTCGTGAGCGGCGTCGTTGCCTTGCTGGTGCAGGAACGGCAAAACATCAACATCACGGGACGGCTGAACCTGCTCGACTACAGCTCGGGAGCCGCCCTGCTGGCGATCGGGGCGCTGGTGCTGGGCGACAACGCAGCCCTCTTGCCGACTGCCCCGGCGTTGACGACGATCCGATTCACCCTGAGTGCTCCGCGAGCCGAAGTCACGACGATCGCAGCCGGACGATTGGTATCCGCCGGCTCTGTGCAATTCGCCACGACCGCGTCGTACGACATCGCAATCGGAGCGACTACCGCCGACATCACTGCGCAAGCGGTGGTAGCTGGGGTGGCTGGTAATGGTTTCGTCGCAGGGCAGATTCATACCATCGTCGAGCCGATTCCGTTCGTCGCTTCGGCGGTGAACACGACCACGTCGCAGGGTGGAGCGAACCAAGAATCCGAGGACGCCTACAAAGCGCGCGTGCGCGCAGCGCCAGACTCTTTTTCGGTGGCAGGCCCCGAGGGCGCCTATATTTTCTGGGCGAAGAGCGCGAGTGCGGCGGTGGCTGATGTCAGCGTCACGACGGACCCTGCCTATCCCGGCGAGGTGTTCATTCGTCCGCTCCTCGTCGATGGGCATATTCCAGGGACTGAGGTTTTGGATCTCGTGTACGCCGCGGTAAACTCCAGTACGAAACGTCCACTGACCGACCTTGTGCATGTGTTGGCTCCGGTGGCGGTCAACTACAACATCGTGTTCACCTATTACCTAAACACTGAGGACGCGGCGCAGGCACTGTCGATACAGGCGGCGGTCAATGCAGCAGTGGTCGAGTATCAGGTTTGGCAACGGGCCAAGATTGGCCGCGATGTCAACCCCGATAAGCTGCGCAGCCTCGTAATCGCAGCCGGTGCCAAGCGATTGAGCGTGGCAGCCCCGTCTTTTACGACCCTCACCTCGTCACAGGTTGCCCAGCACTACGCCGTGACCGTGACCTACGGGGGGCTTGAGGATGCGTAGTCTCTCGACGGTGAGCCTCGGGGAAATCCTACCCGCGAACCTCGTTGCGGATCCGTTCGTCGCAGCATTGATCTCCGTGTTCGACGATGAATTTCACCTTCTCGTCGCAGACACCGCCGCCATTCTTCTGTTCGCCGCTCTTGGTACGCAGCCAGACGCTGTGCTGGACGAGCTGGCGTGGCAGTTCAACGTGGATTTCTACGACCAGGGAGCCTCTCCGGATGAGAAGCGAGAGCTTCTCGCGCAGTCCATCTACTGGCACTCGATCAAGGGAACCCCCCACGCAATCGAGCGCGTGATCGAGATCGTATTTGGAACGGGGACCCTTGAGGAGTGGTTCAGCTACGGCGGGGATCCGTTCCACTTCCGGGTGGTTTCCACCGGGGGGGCGTTTCCGACCTCCGAGAAGTACGACTTGCTTTTACGCATGATCCGCGTGGTCAAGCGAGCTTCCGCGATTCTTGAATCAATTACGATAGAACAATCGGGACAGCAAGCAATTTTCGTCGGGGGCGCAATGCAAATCGGACAACACGTCACACTTGGGAGCGCGTAGACGATGCCAACATTCCCAGCTTTCACGATCACGGCGTTTGGCATCGACATGCAGGCGCAGGCCGAGACGGGCCTAGCGCTCACGTTCACGCGCATCGCCCTGGGCGCTGGAGCGGCGGATGACCCGGCCGCGGCGACCGATCTCGTTGACGAGAGGATGACATCCGACATCCAACAGTTCACGAACATGGGCGCGGGAAGCGTTCGGTTGCGGGCGGTGTTTTCGAACTCCACACTGGGGACCGGATTCGGGATGTCCGAGGTTGGAGTGTTCGCCTTGGACCCGACGACGCACGTCGAGAAGTTGCACAGCTACACTAAGACCTCGACACCGGACTACATGCCGCCGTCTACCGGGCCGACGCTGCTCGAACAAATCTTCGATGCAATCATCGTCATTGGATCCGCGACGAGCGTGACCGCGGCGATTGACGACATGGTCATGTTGGCCACAAAGGACGATATTCTGCGGCCTCTGTTGAAAGAGACCATTGGAGTAGGTGGAGCAGAGGACTTGGATCTGCTGTTCTCACCGTCTGGATTCGACGAGATTGAAATCTGCATCTCGAACCTGTTCAGTCAGTCGTGCAAGGCGTACCTGCAAGCGGAGGGAAACGAAGGCATACAGGAATCTCTGGTTATAGGAGCGACGGGATTGGACCTTGAGGAAACCGCGCGCGTCTGGCTGTCACGTGCTGGTGGAAAGCCGCCAGTGGTCGGGTCTTGCTCGGGACTGGACTCGGCCCGAAGTGTCGTGGTGGTCGGGGATTATGCCTACATCGTGAACTCTGGCGCAAACACGCTATCGGTGATCAACATCTCGAACCCGACGGCTCCGGTGATTGCCGGGACTTGCTCGGGGCTGAGTACTCCCGTGGGATTGGCGATTTCTGGCAACTATGCCTACGTCGCTAACAGTGGGGGAAACAACCTCAAAGTGATCAACATCTCGAACCCTGCGTCACCGTCGATTGTGGCTACGGCGACTGGAGTGAGCGCGCCTTATAGCGTCGCTGTCGTCGGCAACTACGCCTACGTGACGAATGCTGGGACGACGTCGATGTCGGTGATCAACATCTCGACGCCGACGTCACCGACGAACGTCGGGCAGGCGACTGGGCTGAGCGTCCCTTATGGCGTCGCTGTCGTTGGGAACTATGCCTACGTGGCAAACAATGGGGGAAACAACCTCAAAGTGATCAACATCTCGAACCCGGCGTCGCCGTCTGTGGTTGGGACATGCTCTGGGTTGACCGGGCCGGTGAGCGTCGCTGTCGTTGGGAACTACGCCTACGTCAGTTGTGGATCCACTTTCGTGGTGGTCGTCGTCTCGAATCCTGCGTCGCCGACGATTGCTGGAACGGTGACTGGATTGAGTGGGGCGGTGAGCGTCGATGTCATCGGGAACTATGCTTATGTGGCCTGCTATGGCGCAAACACGCTATCGGTGATCGATATCTCGACGCCAACGGCTCCTGTGATTGCCGGGACTTGCTCGGGACTGACTGGGCCTTACGGTGTTGCGGTGGCTGGAAACTACGCCTACGTCGGCGCGAGCTCGACCTTCTCGGTGGTCGACATCTCGACGCCGACGGGAGGGAAGATTACTCTTTGGCCTGGAGAAAATGGAGCGTTCCAATTCGATGCGGTTTTTGTGACGGGCACGGGCCGGAGGTCTCGGAGATCGACGGGGGTGTTGCCGGCGTGGGACACCCAGCTCAAGATCCAGAGCCAAGAAAACGCGGGGCTGATGGCTGGTGGCAGTGTGGTGGTTCGCGGGCGCAGGGCAGCGCCCACTGGCGTGTCGGAGACCGCACCCGAGGACACGTCGGCTCGCTGGGAGTTGAGCGTCTGGTACAACCCCTCAACCGGCGCCGTGGTCTCCGATATGAGCGCTACCGGCAAGAGCGTGTCGGACTGGTTCCCGGTGGGCGACGTTGGCGACATGATCTCGATGACACCTGTCTGGCCGGCAACTGGTTCACCTGTTGGAGTGTTGACCCTCGAACAGACCAACGAGTCCGGGCCGACATACGCCACCGTGGGCGACACCGTTGACCTGTCAGGCTACTACACCGCCGAGTTACCCGAGCCAAACCCCGACGGGTCGGCCGGGCGCAAGCCCGTGCTCGTCCCAGCGGCCGGCGCAAAGATGCGTTGGGCGTACACGAGAACGAGCGGCGGCGCGGGGGCGCATCTGGTAGTCTACTGCGCTGAGGGTACGTAACGAACCGAAAGGAAATGACCAATGGCACGCACACATTTGACCTCTGAAAATTTCTGGGACCTTCACCGCGGTGACAACGCCGCACTAGCGGCCGCGAAGGTGGCCGAACACGACACCGCGTTGGATGCGCTAGAGGCTGCCGACGCTGCCAACGTGGCCTTGCAGAAGCGCACCGTCACCGTAGGAGAGGCCACTCTGACGGGGACATCCCAGGCGGTGAACATCGGCGCCGTGTTGCCGGCAAACGCCGTCGTATTGGGCCACGAGATCACCGTCAACACTCAGGGCGTCCTGGCGGGCAACGACCTGACGATCACCGTCGGAGGAACCGCGGCCGCGGCCATCGTCGCCTCGACCGACCTCGATGCGCTGGCGCCTGGGAAGTATCAGGGCACCCTTGGCACGCATCCGCGGGGCTCGTTCAGCGCCGAGCAGCTCGTTGCCACGTTCGCAGCATCCGACTTGGCCAGCCTCTCGGCCGGCAACT